TGAAATCGCAAACGACATTGCCGAAAACCAAAAATTGCCCCAAAAGTAAAAACGCGAAATACCTTACATTGCAGCATGACCAAGCGACAAAAACAAAAATATGACGACATCCAAACGCGACTCGACGCGGCGGGCCTCGTCCAAGCCACGGACCACGAGTTGATTTTCATGGCGGCGGCGACGTGGTGCGAGGTGTTGGATCTTCAAGACGACGTGACAAAAAACGGGTACTCCTACGAGGTCACCGGAGCGTCGGGCGACCGATATACCAAACACCGCCCGGAGCATCAAATGTTAGTCGAGGCAAGAAAGCGGCTCCAAGCCATTTTGAACGACTTGGGCATGACCCCCAAAGCGCGAAAACTCGTCGAGCGGGCCGCGCCGAAACTCGACGACATGGCGGACCTTTTGGCCATGAAATCTTGACCGATGCGCGGGAATATGCAACGGCGATGGTTTCCGGGGAACTGGTCGGCGGCCGCTATGCGGTGGCCGCTTGTTCGCGATTTTTACACGATTTGGAAAACGGCGCGGATCGCGGCATCCACTACGCGGAAAAAACCGCCGCCGCCTACGTAGCTTTTTTCGAGAAAGGGATCGTCCACACGGTGGGCGGCCATGCGGGCAAGCCGTTTATACTTTTGCCGTGGCAAAAATTCGTGATTTGCAACCTCTTCGGATGGAAGCGCGACGACGGTTCGCGGCGGTTCAATTATTCATACATCGCCTTGGCACGAAAAAATGGGAAGACCACATTAATGGCCGGGGTGGCATTGGCGGCCCTCCTATTCGATGAGGAGGCGGCGGCCGAGGTATACACGGCGGCCACGACGAGAGCGCAAGCGAAAATCTGTTTGGACGAGGCCATCCGCATGGTCCGACGTTCGCCGATGCTTTCGCGCCACCTATCCACCACGAAATACGAAATCGAGGCCTTAAATTTGGGCGGTAAAATGTCCGCGCTCTCGGCCGATGCGAAAACATTGGACGGACGGAACGTTCACGCGTGTATCATCGACGAGTACCACGAACACCCAAACGACGGCGTATTCAACGTCTTGAAATCGGGGATGCAGTCGCGAAAAAACCCCATGCATTTGACGATTACCACGGCCGGGTCGAATTTGGACTCGCCGTGTTACAAATTACATCGCACTTGCCGCGAGATTTTGGACGGCATCAAGACGGACGACGCACAATTCGCAATGATCTTTGAACTCGACGAGGCGGACAAATGGAGCGACGAGGCGGCATGGCAAAAGGCCAACCCCTCTTTGGGATCCACTTTGGAGATGTCCGCCCTATCCCGACAATTTCAACAAGCGGTGAATTTTGGCGGATCCGCCGAGGCCGAATTTCGCACGAAACATTGTAACGAATGGGTCACCTCGGCGCGAACGTGGATCCGCGACGTGGAGTGGATGGCGTGTAAAAGCGACATCGACCCCGCCGGACCCGTTTACGCCGGACTCGATTTGGCCTCCGTTTCTGACTTGACGGCGTTGGTCATGTTTTGGCCGGACAACAATGGCGGCGGCGAGGTGCGCGGTCACTACTGGTTACCCCGCGCCACGGTGGACCGCGTGATCAAGGAAAACCCCGGCCACATTTACCGCGATTTCCTCAAGTTGGATAATTTCCATATCACCGACGGCAATGTGACGGATTACGCCGCGCTCCGTCGTCAGATTTCCGGGGTGCATATATCGGCAAGTGGGGGGTACAAATTCGACACGTCGTGCGTGATGAAATCCCACAAATTGCAAAAACTGGCCTTCGACCGATACAATTCCACCCAAATCGCCATCGACTTGACCGACGACGGTGTCCCCTTGGCCCCCTTTGGTCAAGGTTTCGTCTCCATGTCGCCCGCGCTCAAACAAGTGGAAGTCATGGTCCGGTCCGGGAAATTGCGCCACAACGGGGATCCGGTCTTGCGGTGGGCGATGGCCAATGTAGAATTGAAGATCGACCCGGCGGGCAATATCAAGGCCGACAAGGGCAAATCCGGAGGTAAAATCGACCCCATCGTCGCCATGGCCATGGCCATCGGCGAACAAATGAAATCCGGCCCCCCAATTACTTTGGAATCTTTGCGGGTCGTGAATCTGTGATATATTGCGGGGCGTGTTGAATCGCGGCCCATGACCGTTCACGCTTTTTTTGGTTAAGTGGGGGGGGCGAGGTAATGACACCGCCCCCCTTTTTTTGGTGTAAATTGCGGGCAATGGCACATTGGCGAACACGTCCACTCGATTTTATCAAGCGTTGGCGACAATACGACGGAACGCCCCCCAGTTACACGGCGGGCATTTGGGGACCGACGACAAGCGGATCGAATATCACCGAGGAGTCCGCGATGTCGATTTCGACGGTGTACGCTTGCGTGGCCAAAATCTCCTCGACCCTCTCGGCTTTGGGTGTCGAAATTTATTCCAAATCCGGCGATGTCACGACCCTTGCCGTGGACCATCCGGCCCACCGCGTCGTCGCCTTGGAACCAAACGAACGCCAAACGCCTTATGAATTCTGGGAGGAGATCATTTCGTCCGCCGCCATGTATGGCATGGGGTACGCCATCATTAACCGCAGCCCGAACGGGTACGCCTCGAGTTTAACCCCGGTCCACTTCAATTCCATTTCCCGCGCCGATGTCGACGGGTCGGTGATGTACAAGGTTAACGCGCTCGGCCTATTTTCCGGCGACGATATACTCGAGGTAACCAACTTACACCGCACCTCGCCAATTAAGCGACACCGCGACAATCTCGGATTGACGAAATCTGCGCAAGACTTCGGATCCAGTTACTTCGGCAACGGCGGCCGCATGACGGGCGTTTTACGGCCCGACGATAATTTGGATCCGGAACAAATGGAAATGCTCCAAAATTCGTGGAACGCCGCCACCGCCGCCGGAGGTACAAAGGTCTTACCCGCCGGGGTTAAGTACGACCGGATCAGTATTTCACCGGAGGAGGCGCAGTTTATTTTCACGCGCAAATATCAGCAATCCGAGATTTGCCAAATTTGGGACGTTTCGCCCGCCATGGTCCACGTCGACTCGAATACGACATACGCCAATAATGAGCAACAAGCCCTAAACTTCCGAAATTCGCTCCTCCCGTGGATGCGCCGCATCGAACAAGAAATAAACCGCAAATTGTTGCCGTCCTTCGATCGCCCGGGCTTGTTTGCTCGTTTCACCATCGAAGACCTATTCCGTGGCGACTCCAAGGCGCGGTCGGATTATTTCACAACCGCCCTCCAAAATGGGTGGATGAATATTAACGAGGTCCGCGCCCGGGAAAATCTCAACCCTTGCCCCGGCGGATCCGTTTTCACGGTTCAAATAAACCAAATCGCCCTCGACCGACTCGGGGCGTATTCCGACAAAATCTCAAGTCAAGACAATGGATCAAGTAACTAACGGCGCAGAATTGCGCAAAGGGTTTGCCGACGACGTAGATGTCCGCACCATGCAAGTCCGCGCATCCGGCGAGGCCGACGCGCTTGTCCTCGAGGGATACGCGGCCGTTTTCAATACGGAAACCACCATCGGACGATTTCGGGAACAAATGGCCCCGGGATGTTTCGACGATGTAATGGCCGACGACGTGCGACTCTTAATCAATCACGACGGATTGCCCCTCGCCCGAACGGCCAACGGGACTTTGCAAATGGAGACGGACGACCACGGCTTGAAATTCCGCGCCGAGTTGCCCGACACGCAAGACGCGAGGGATCTTCACAAATTGGTGACCCGCGGCGACGTGTCCCAATGCTCCTTTGCTTTTTACATGGGCGACCAAACGGTCGACCGTTCGGATGGCGAGTTACCATTGCATACGGTAACACGTGTAAAATCGTTGTTGGATCTGAGCGTCGTGACGTACCCCGCCTACAATTCGGCCTCGGTTGTGGCAAGGTCGGAAGATTCACCGAAAAAAGAAATTGACACACCCCCAAAGGGCGGTAATTTGCACACATCAAAACACGGTAAAATGAATTTGAACGAACTTCGCGGCCTCCGCGCCCAAAAATCCGAGGAGCATACGGCCTTGCTCGACACAATCGAAAAAGAAGGACGCGACCTCACCGAAGGCGAAGTCGAAATCGCCACGGAATTATCCGAGGAGGTGCAGAAATTAGACCGATCCATCGAGGTCAAGTCCCAACAAGCGGAGATGCGCAAGCGCATTGCAGCGACGGCAAACGTCAGCGGTGTTGCGTCTACATCTGAGGCCCGCGACATTCAAAGCGTCAACGCGGCGTTTTCATTAACCCGCGCCATCGGCTCGGTCGTTAATAACCGCCATTTGACGGGTGCGGAATTGGAATGGCAAGTCGAGGCACAACGCGAAATGCGTTCGGTTCCCGGCGGCGAGATGGTCGGACAAATCGGCATCCCCAATAAGGCATTGAATCGCGAATTCCAATCCGGAGCGGGTGCGGGAATCGTAGGAAATCAATTCGTTGCGACGGACGTTCCCGGCGTGATCGAGGCACTCAACGCGCCAACGGTCGTTGAATCCCTTGGCACAACGGTAATCCGGAACGCCTCGGGAAATATTCAACTCCCACGCACCTCGACCAAATCGACCATTGCGGCCATCGACATCAATGATGTTTCCGCCGACGATGGCGAACTGGCCGGAGCGGCCGGAATGGTCGTCGAACAATTGGAGTTGACACCCAATCGTATTGGAGCGTATGAGACATACGCCAAGTCGCTATTGCTACAAGGCGGTGCGGCGGTGGATGCTATAATCGCCCGCGACTTGGCAGCACAATTGAACGCATACGTGGACGATGCAGCCTTCGACGCAGCACTCGCCGGGGTCGGCTCAACAACGGGAACACTCCTCACGGGTGAACTCGCCGCAGCCATGGAAGCCGCCGTCCTTGCGGCGGGTGGCAACTTGGACGGCTCGGCCTATGCTCTATCGCCCACCGCGTACCAGTACGCGAAGGTTTCGGAGCGTGTGGACGCGGTTTCATCTACTTGGGATCTTTCGACCAATAGTTTCAACGGCTACCGCGCCGTACCTACGCCATACCTCGTCGACTCGACGGGTCCGACGGGACAAGTCGTCTTCGGCAACTGGGCGCAAGGTTTGATAATGGCCTTTTGGGGCGGAATCGACCTCGAGGTGAACCAGTTTTCGCAGATGAGAGCGCAGAAAATCGAACTCCACATCAATCGTTTTTATGATGTGGCCGTGCGACAAGCCGCCGCATTAACGAAGGCCACATTGTTGACCTCCGGGGCATACGCCTAATCGGATAACCTAATCTAACAAAGGGGCGGTGGCATATTGTCGCCGCCCCTTTTTTATACTCGAGAAAATGGGGAAATACAGAACGAACGGCGCGGCGGCATTTTCGACCATCGTTTCAACGGCGGATATTAAAAGCCACCTCCGCGTCGATCACGCCGTCGAGGACGACTTAATCGGCGGACTCCGCGACGCGGCGTGTGAATGGGTCGAGGAATATTGTTCGTGCGTCCTTGGCACTCGCACCGGGGCCGTCTACTTGAACGAATGGGCCACGGCGGCCATCAATGCCCACCCCATCAACTCGGTGTCGGGTGTCACATACAAGGACGTGGACGGTGGGCAACAATCCCTCCTCGCCGCAGATTACCACCTCGACTCCATTGGTCGTCCGGGTTATATCCGGTTCGTCACCTCGCCGTCGCCCGTTCTCGAATCCAAGGCGTTTAATAGGGTTACGGTCACCCTCTCAATGGGATGGGCGGCGGCGGATGTCCCCCCCGGAATAATCGCGGCCATTAAACTAATTACTGGGCATTGGTACGAACACCGCCAAGAAGAGATCCGCGGCGGTATTTCGCGCCGGATCCAATTTGGCGCGGCGGCTCT